TGCAGATAGACGTTACGCATTGTCGAACCCGACATAACGAAGCCAGACGCCCGCCTGACGCGCCCAGATGCCGGCCGGTTCGCGCCGCGACAGACGCGAGGGCAGGTGATGCAGGATCAGGCCGTTATCGAGAAGCAGTCCGGCGTGGTTGAACTGGCTGGAACGAATCTTCATCAGGAAAATGTCACCGGGTGCCGCATCCTCGAAATCAATGCGCATGAAGCCTTCCCGGATGAAGTTCTTCATGTAGAGGTCTTCGTTGTCCTCCCACCACGCATCATCGCGCGGATATTCGCGCAGCTTGATCGGGTCATAGGGCCAGCCATGAATGTCCTGCCTGGCAAGCTCATCCTTGCCGAGCCTGAAGCAGTCTCGCACCAGCGAATAGCAATCGTGGACACCGTGCATGAACTGCCGGCCGAGGACAGGTGCGATCGGCAGGCTGTCACCCCAGCAGATGGGATCGCCCACGCGCTCATCGTCAAGCGCAATGATGGCCCACGGCACAGCGGTCGCAAGCTGGCCCTCCATGTCGGCCTTTGACGGATAGAAGGGACCATTCGGGTGCGAATGCACCACAAAGTCGATGTTCCCGCCGGTCGCATATTTCGCGTAGACCGCCGGGTCGATCACGAAGGAACAGCGCTTGCAGTTGCAGTTCCGGTCGCCTTCCTTGTGTTCGGAAGGATCGGCCGCGACATTCTCGCAGGCGATATACTTGCCGCTCACGATGAGACCACAGCTTTCGAGCGGAAACTCCCTGCGCGCATGAGCCTTGGCTTCAGCGAATGCCTCTTCAAAACCTGTCGGGATCATACGTTCACCCTCTGAACACCCGGGAAGCCGCCGAACGGCAGTGGCTTGTTGCCGAACCGGACGCGGCAGCAATTGAGGCGCCGGCTCGGATAATCCAAGGCGGGGCTGGAAACGGGCATGTCGTTGATGTCGAAATACTGGTTGCCGGTGTAGGGGCACTCCGCCTTGCTGTAGTCGAACCGACCGGTGGACGGATTGAAAACGCGATAGCGCCACAGGCAGGTGTCGCGGATGATTGTCCGACCAGGCAACATCTTGCCTTCCTGGTCGATCGCCGCGGAGAGCTCCCACTCGATGTAAACAGCGTTCTCGGACGTCTTGCGCTCGAAGCGGAAAACGTCCGGGCCGTAAAAAGCTTCAGGATCCGCATCAGGCTGGCCGTCAAGAAACCGCTTGTAGGTGCGCAGTCGATACAGCGTGCAGCCGAGCAGATCGCCCCATGTCGAAATGATGGCCTGGGCCAGGCCATCAACGTTCGACACGCGAATCTTCGGCGTCGGCAATGCTCCCTGGCCGGTCGTCTCGAGCCCGTCGAACTGGATGTCGATGGGCTGGTATTCGACACCGCCGAACTTCACGGGCTGATCATTGTCGGAACCCATGATGAAGCGCAGCAGCGGTCCGCCCACAGGCGAGGTATCGACTGTGAACAGGTTGATGATGCCGGAAGGCGCAAGAGACTGGCTTTCAGCTTGAATGGACATGGCAACTCCGAGTTGGTCCGATTGTAAGTAAACCATTACTTACAATCAAGCCCAATCAGATCTGGTGGCTGAAGCTCTGCTCAAACTCCGCCTTCACGCTCCAGATGCCTTCTTCCGTGGAAGCCTGCCAATCCTTGCAGACCCACTTCATCACCTCACCCACACCGAAAGGCCGATAGTAGAAGGGCTTGCAACCTTCCATGCGCTCGAAGAAGCCGACTATCTCTTCCATCTGTTGGTAGGTGAGGGCCTCCCACCTGAGCGACACCGTGCGCTTGATGTGGTTGATGCCCTTCGGCGTCGGCTGAGAATAGCCGTCGCCGAACTCGGCCTCATAGAGGCTGATCTTGGGCTTGTGCGTGGTCCCGGGCGAGGGGCCAATCGGCGGATTGAACGTAGGCAGTGCCATTACCTGCTTCTCCTGTTCAATGCGTTACCCGGACGCTGCTGCTTGCGAACCTCGTCCGCGATGATCGTCCGCATCGTGATTTCCATCTCCTTTGCCATGCGATTTGCCAGATCCTGGTTCTGTTCAGGCGTGCCGGCGGAGCCGTTCACGGTGATCGGAGCGTTGATCTGGAAGGCCATCGGCTGCTTGAAGCTGCCCATCGCTTCCATCTGCTCCGGCGTGAAGACACCCTCGCCCTTCTTGGCGATGATCGGCACCTCAGACGGCAACAGCTTCGGTCCGCCGACGATACCGCCGCCGTGGAACTTCGGCGCATTGGCGAACAGGCCAAGCGGGGCGAGCCGGGCGCGCGGAGGCGTCGAGCCAACGATGCCGCCGGTGTGGAAGAGGCCGAACAGACCCTTGCCCAGCATCTTGCCCTTGCCACCACCCTTGCCGCCGCGCGGCGCAACAGCAGCCATCTTGCCCTTGCTGCCCATGATGTTGGACATCAGATACTTGATGCCCATGTTGATGATGTCCTTCAGGATGCCCTGAATGACCGAGCGCAGATCGCCCGTGCCCATGATGAGGTCGGCAAGTCCGCCGGCAAGGCTGTCCATCCAGCGCGTCGTCGCCTGCTCAAGCTGACCCTGGAAGTCGGACCATTCCTTCATCTGGCGCGCAAGCGGGCTCTGCATCGCATACTGGGCGCGGATCTGGGCCTTGCGGCGCTCGACCTGCTCAGTGATTTCCTCTTCGCTCAGGCCGGCCTTCCGGGCGTCCTCGACCCAGCGGTCAAGCAGGGCAAGCTGACGCTGCATCTCGCGCTGCCTGATCTGCGTCTGGGACATCATCGAAGTCTCGAAGTCCCGGCGCTCCTTCGCCCACTTCGCGGCCTGTTCGTAGGCCTCGATCTGACCAAACTGGCGGAGCTGATTGGTGCGGAAATCAAGCGCGGCCTTGTATTCGGCCGAGTCCTCGCCATAAGCCTTCTTCTTCAGCTCGACATACTCATCAAGCTCCATCCGCAGCTTGCGCAGCTCATCGGACTCGCCCTTGTAGTCGGGGTTCCTGGACTTCTCCCGGGCCTCCCTCAGACGCTCGGCGAGCTCCAGTTCCTTCTTGTTGAACTGCTCTTCCTCGCGCTTGGCGTCCTTGATGGCATCCTGCGTCTCCTTGCGCTTCTTCTCGGCAGCATCGAGCTCCTTGGCGAGCTTGATCAGGTCGGCATAGACCGGATCGTTTGCATCGCGGATGGTATCGAAAAGCTTTCCAGCCTCGATGTCATCAACGAGCCGCTCGTAGTGCTTGCCGATCTCGTCCACGCCGGACTTGGCGCGTTCAATGTCGCGCTGGATCTTCTTGGCGTATTCGGCCACATTCTGCTGACCGGTGCGACGAGCAAGATCCAGAGCCTTTTCCTGATACTGGCCGGCCGTCTCGCGCACGTCGGCCTCGATCTTGGCCTGCTGCTCGGTAAGCTGCTGGGTCTTGGTCTTTTCCTCGTTGAGGCGCGCCTGGGCATTCGCCTGCTCGTTGAGGGCAGCGGCCGCCTCGCGCGTCGGGCCCACACCGGCGTTGTAGGACGCCTGGTTATTGTAGGCCTGAAGAATAACGTTCGCATCAACCCGGCGCAGACCTTCCCATTCATTGCGCAGGCCCTCGACATTCGCGCCCCGGCCACGCATCAGTTCGAGGGCCAGGCGATCCTGCAAGTCGGGCGTGAACAGTTCGTCGCCGCTCAGTCCGAGCTTCTTACGCAGGGAACGCAGCGTCGTCTGCACGATCTGGTAGCGTCCGACGGCGCTCGAATTGAAGTAGTTGCCCGGGTGTCGAAGCATCTGCGTCTGAAGCCGGTCGATCTCATCCAGGGTCATGTTGACCAGATCGACAGGGCCGCCGGTGAACCGACCATAGGCAAGCGTCTCGTTATAGCCGCGACCCTTGTCCGTGCCCTCGGCGCGCGCGATCAGATCCAGGAACGAGCCGGCATGGCGCGTGATCCTGTTTCCGCCGCCGTAAATGCCGGTCAGCAGGTCATTGGCAACACCACCCGGGCTGAAGCCCGAGAAATTGAGGCCGGAGATCGTGTCACCAGTCTGCGACACGACGCCGAGCAGGCGCTGGAACCGGTTCGTCGCCTCATCAATGGCATTGAGCGACTGCTGGCCGAATGCGTCGTCGCGGATCGCATCGCCAACCTTGGCCGCGGCTTCCGCGTTCTGTGTCAGCCCACGCGCAGCAGCCTCGATCAGTCTCTGAGTCTCGCTGTTCTTTCCGAAGCCCTTGATGAGCCCGGCGTCCATGCGCATGATGAGCTTCTCGGCATCCGAGAGCTTGCGCCCGCTCTTGCGCTCAAAGAGCTCCAGCTCCTTTTCAAACAGATCATCCCTGATCCGATCAAGCTCACGGTAGACCTCCTTGCGGCCATCCATAAGCTCATCCAGCGCTTCCTTGGCCTCGGCGGCATCAAGCAGCGCCTGATGCAGCTTCGCCACTTCCTCGCCGCCTTCCTTGATCGAACCGAAGTCGCCATTGGCGATGCGCTGCATCATCTCCGCGGCCGCGCCACTGGCACCGTTGAACTCGGCCCACACGGCGGCAATGTCCCGCTGTAGAGACGCAAGCGCCTTCTTGCCACGCTCGATCGCCTTGCTCTGATCTTCAGGAGCCTTCTGAAACTTCATGCCGCGCTCCTGGGTGCGCAGGTCCTCGATGCGCTGGTCGGTCGCCTTGATCTGGTCGTCGATTGCCGTGATGATCCCGGCCAGGCCTATCGAAGCCTCGACGTCACTTCTCTCAAGCTCGGCAATCAGCGCCTGGCGCGAGTTCATGTAGACCTCGCGGATCTTCTCCTCGAGCTCGATGCCGCGCTGGATTGTTAGAACCCTGTAGTCTTCCTCAATCTTCGAGATTGCCTCGCCGGTCTGCTGAGCATTCCTGCGCGCGTCCTCAAACGCCTTCCGGTCGAGTTCAGTCTGGCGCAGATACTGGGCGCGCAGAATGCCAATCTTCTCGTTGTTCTCACGCTCAAG